AGCATAAATTTGTGAGTCATCATTTGTAAGAACATTGCCATCAGATTTAGGTATTATTACTTCAGGCCCTGCTTCACCTACAACATAAGGTTTACCAGATTGTACTGGGCCACCATGTTCTCTTTTTTGTATAGTAGCATCTGTAATACCTAATCTACTAAAGAAACTTTCGTCTTTTACTATTTTACCAGATTTAACTAGATCTTCCATAATTTTAATTTTATCATCTATTCTTAAAATTTGTGGTTTACCAGCTCTTTTTAATTCATTTTGTTTTGCTCTAACTTTAGCTTGATATTGTACAGAAATTTCTTCAACAGCAGCATCAAATGCAAGTCCTGGATTTTTACTTCCACCTTTACCAAAAAAGTTTTTAATTTTGCTTCCAACATTTTCAAACCAGTTACCTTCAGAAATACCAACTTTACTAAGTAGATCTTTTGTTTCTGCTATATCTGCAGCAGTAGCTTGTATTGGAGCTTCTTTTCTATCAGCTAAAATTTTTTTATATTGTTGAGATATACCACCAGCTTTTAAAATACTATTTAAAGATGATTGTCCAATAGATTTACCTTCTGCTCCTGCAGTCATAAATGCTAATCCCATAGTAAATGCAGGATTAGCCATAAGTCCTTCAAAGCCACCTTTGTCTTTCCAAGTATTTACAGCTTTGTCATAATCTATATTTAAAAAATTTGCTAAATCTTGAGCAAAACCTGGTTTTTGTGCAACTTGTGCACCTTTGCCACCTGTCATAATAGAATCTTGATATGCAGGATCTTGTTTTAATGTAGGTGTTTTACTTTTTTGTTCAGCAATAGCTTTCTTTTGATTTTTAACAGCTTCTGGTGTCAACATTGATTGTGGTAAGTTAAAAGTTTTACCACCTACTTTAAGTTGTCCTTGATTTTGAGGAACAATACTAGTTGGAAACATAGCTCCACCTGGTTGTGTTAATGGAGATCCACCAGCTCTATCTGTTAAACTTGCTTTAACTCCTTGACCTAAAGCTGGACTTGTATCAGAATCCATACCACTAAAGTCATCTTTTGGTCTGAAATCTATATTTTGTGCACTTTTTTTCCAGTCATCAAATATACTTCCTAGATATGTATTGTCTAATAATCCCATTATAATATTCCTTTATCTAAACTATTGTCTTTAAGCCAATTGTAAAATGGACTTTCATTTACAGCTAAATAACGCATAGGACTTGGACTTCCAAGTATACCTTGCATTTTAGCTTTTGCAGAATCATATTGATCCTGAAAAAATAGTTCATTTTTGTTTTTATTCATGTTTGCAAAAAAATCTGCAGCAGGTGATCTGTCAGGTTGATCTAATCCTGATACAATATAAGGTGCATCAGGTGCTAAGTTTCTCATAATCTCTCGATCATTTTGCACTCTTGTTCTTTCACCACTACCTAATAAACCACCAGAATCTGTACCTGGCCCTGCATATTTATAAGTACCATAATCAGTAGTTAAATATTCTCCTACATTTCTACCAGCTGCAGCAAGAAATGCTAATGCTGGTGTATATTTAAGTCCAGGATTTTGTGTAATTACATTATTGTAATGTTCTTTAAATGTAAGGTTTACAGTACCTTTACCTGCTCTACCATATGGTTCATATTTAACATCTTCAGTACCATAGTATTTATTAAGATCTTTATTAAATTGCTCATATTCTTCTTTAGACATTTTTGTATCAACAACGTCTTTACTTTTTTTAGCAATTTCTTTTTGTGTTTGTTTAAAGTGATCTTTATCAGGTGCATCATATTCATCATCTGAATCTGCAAAACCACCACTTTCAAACTTTCCAGTTTGTGGATTTATTCCTGCATCAAATGGAGTTACTCCAGCATAACTAGTATCATTAGCAGCAAAACCTGCATCTGATCCTTCATATCCTCTAGTAGATCCTGTTCTTGTATCAGAGTAAGTGCTTATACCTTGTTCTTTAGATAATGCAGCTTCCATTCCTGAAACTTGCATATCATTTCCACCACCTGAATCTGAAGATGATCCTCCTCCACCTGACATTTATACTCCTATAAAATAGCTAATATAACAATTACAGCAATAATCGCTATTGCTTCTTTTTTATGTTCTTTAATAATATGTGGTATATGTTCTTTTAGTTTCATTATAATAGTCCTCCTAATAATCCGAATCCTGCTCCTAACGCAGCTCCCATTCCTCCACCCATTCCAATCATAGGTGCTAATGCAGCTCCTGACATAGCTCCACCTGCAGCCATAGTAACTGGATTTGCTTTAGGTGGTGTTATAGCAGATGATTCTCTTGGCAATCCAAAAGCTATAGGTGCAGCAACATTATAATATTGTTGCAATGCAGCCATTGGAGCCATTTGTTGTTGTCTTTGAATATCTTCTAGTTGTCCTCCAACAGCAGTTAAACTTGGTACTTGTTGTGCTGTAGATAACTGTCTAGCTCTTTCTCTTTCTAATTGTCCAAATGCGTATGGTAATGCTTTATCTGCAACTTGACCAACTACTGTACTTTGCATCATAGGTGATCCAGGTGTTCTTCCTGCACCACTAAACTGACCAGCAACATTTGAATATATATCTGTAGCAGCTTGACTAATCAAAGGAGATAAAAAAGGATTAGTATACTGTCCTTGTATAGTATTTAAAATTTGTTGATTGGCAGCTTGTGCAATTTGTTCTTGCGAAGCTAAGCCTTGTAAAGTTTGTTGCGTAGGTGGTACATAACCAGCAGCAGCTGGGCCTTGACCATATATAGTTCCTGCTTCAGATAATATCTGATTTAATGCAGGTTCTGCAGGTGCGTATGGTTGAGTTTGAACAGTACTTGTTCCACTTCCTCCTCCTCCAAATGACATATTTATTTCTCCTTATGTTTTTCTAATAATACATGACTTTCTTTAAAACCAAATGGTTTAAGTACACGTTTCCATCCTGGTCGTGCAACTAACTCTAATAAATCACAGTTGTTTTGCCAAGCAAAATTTTCAATGTGTTTTATTAAATGTTGCCATTTTTCACGATGTTTACCTGTCATGATTTTAATATTTAAACATCGTTGTAATGGTCTTTGTATAATTTCTGTAACTACAATGCCATATAATCTTTGATCTATATCAGCTTCTTTATCCCAAAGAAACCATAACTGCATTTTGTTTTCAGAAATCCATTGTTTAAAATGACTAGCATTAGCATAGTTATTTGAACTAGCCATTGCATCTGCAATCATAGTTTTGCATTGTCTCCAAACAATATCAATATTTTCTTTTGGTATTTGTACCAATTCAATCATGCAGATTTTTCGTCAAATATTTCTAAATAACTTACAATTCCAGCTATATTATTTGCTGAAGCAGCTTCTAACTTTAAAGTATCTCCAGACTCTAAAACCATTGTACCTTTAACTAAATTCTCTACAGTTTTTGATGATAAATTAATATGTGCTACTTCATGCTCTGCATCAGAATCAGATGAATCTGTAACAAATGCTTCTAATTCAACAGAACCAGAATGAATATTAGTTACTTGAATAGATTTAATTAAAGCTGTTCTATTTGTAGGACAAGTATAAACAGTTGTTTTGTTTGTCGTTGTTAGATCAAACATTGCATTTTTATATATATTCGCCATTATTAAGGTTTATCTGGGTAATCTATATTATTAACTTGTTCTACAGTAGTTAAACCATCTGTAATATTTCTTAGTTCTGATCTAAATCTCATCCAATCTTGTTTTTGAACATTAGTTAAAGTTGTATCTCCTAATTGAGTCCAATCAGAATCTTTTAAATCTTTATCTCTTTTAGCTCTAAGTTGAGCCATAGCTCTATCAAAAGCACCAGCTTCCCATGCTGCTTCTTCTGCTTGTCTTGCAGCTATTTCTTCTGGTGTTAGTTCTACTTGTATTCCATTTACTAATTTATGTGGCATAATAATCTCCTAATTTATTTTCACTAGCTATGCTAGTGCTTTATAATTTAATTAACTCCATATAGCAAGATGTCTCCACTATCTATGTTTCCACTAGTCATTTTAAATTGTACACCATTTATTGCTGATGTCGTATTTCCATATCCAGCAACAAAATCATTTACAGCATAAGTAGAGGCATAATGTAATCCTGTAGATATAAAATGTTTAACAAATGTTGTACTTGATGGATTAAAAAGTTGTAATGTCCCACCACCAGATTGATCGTTATCATTACCATGCTGGT